ATCATCCAAAACTATCTTTTTTTATTGGTGATATAAGAGACAAAGATCGATTGTATAGAGCATTTAATGAAATTGATTATGTTATACATACAGCCGCTCAAAAGCATGTTCCTTCATGCGAATATAACCCTTTTGAAGCTGTCAAAACAAATGTTATAGGATCAGCAAATATAATTGATGCCGCAATTGATCGCAAAGTTGAAAAGGTATTGGCAATTTCTACAGATAAAGCCGTAAATCCTATAAATTTATATGGTTGTACAAAAGCATGTATGGAAAAAATGTTTATTGATGGGAATAACTATTCTGGCGATAATGAAACGATATTTTCGATTGTACGCTACGGAAATGTTATTGGCTCTAGAGGATCAGTTATTCCTTTCTTCAAGAAAATAGCCAAAGAAGGTGGCAAGTTTCCTTTAACTGATAACGAAATGACTAGATTTTGGACAACTGTAGACAATGCCGCAAAATTTGTTTTAGATTCTTTAGAAATTATGGAAGGTCAAGAAATATTTATTCCTAAGTTACCTACTTTAAAAATAAGTGATTTAATAAAAGCTATAAAGGAAGATGCTGAAATAAAAATTGTAGGATTAAGAAAAGGCGAAAAAATACACGAAACATTAATTAGTAAAGAAGAATCCAAGTATTTTTTAGATATGAATAATTATTTTATTCTTACTCAAAATGCACCAATTAGTAAATTTCAACCTTTTGAATATACAAGTAAAAATAATGATAATTATTTATCTATTGAGGAAATGAGGAAATTATTATGAATGAATGTTGTAGAGAAATGACTTATGAAGAATTAAAAATAATTTATGATGAAGTTTTAGCAGAAAATGACAATTTTAAATTAATTAATGAATTATTAGTTAAGAATGTAAAAGATTTAAGAGGAGATAGAAGATATTTATTAAATGAAGTAAAGAAACTTGAGAAGGAAATTAAAGTTTTAAAGAAGCAACAAGTAGAAATAAAAAAGGAGAAGTTACTTAATAATGATTAATTATGCAAAACATTTTATTGATATGCATGATATAAAAGCAGTGAATGACGTATTAAGAAGCAATAATATAACACAAGGAGAAATTACAAAAGAATTTGAAAATGAACTGAGTAACTATACAGGTTATAAATTTTGTAAAACTCTTAATAGTGGTACGTCTGCCTTACATGCTGCTTGTAAGGCAATAAAAATTAAACCTGGGGATGAAGTAATTATTCCTTCAATTTCTTTTGTGGCAACTGCAAATTGTGTAAGTTATTGTGGGGGAATACCTGTTTTTGCAGATATCGATTCAGATACTCTTTTAATTGATCCTGAAAGTATAAAAAAATTAATCACAAATAAAACCAAAGCAATAATTTCAATGGATTACGCTGGTCAATTAGCTGATTATAAAGCAATAAAAGAAATTTGTGATAATAATCAGTTACATTTTATTAGTGATTCGTGCCACTCATTTGGTGGAATTAATAGACTTGCTGATAATGCAATTCCTGATATTGTTTGTTATTCATTTCATCCAGCAAAACATATTACATCTGGTGAAGGTGGAGCTTTATTAACAAATGATTATATTTTAGATCATAGGGTTAAATTATTTAGAAATCATGGAAGAAATGAAAAAGGTATGATGGAATTTTTAGGCTATAATTATCGAATGTCTGAAATAAATGCAGCACTTGTATTAAGTCAGTTTAAAACAAAGCATTTCAAATTTCAATCATTTAGATATATGTTGGCTGATAAATATATTGATAAGTTAAAATGTGAAAAATTAAAGCAATTAAAGGGAAGAATTCATGTTTATCATTTGTTTGTAATTAAGATTAAGAATAGAAAAAAGTTTATTAATTACATGAAAAAAAGGGAAATTCAATGTGTTGTACATTTCCCTCCAATATATGAAAATTTATTTTATTATGATTTTGGCAAAATTGATTATTCAAAACAATGTCCGAATACTGAAAAAGTAGCCGATCAAATAGTAAGCATTCCATTGTATTATAACTTATTATTTGAACAACAAGAATATATCATTAATACAATTAATGAATTTATAGAAAAGGAATAATAAAAACAATGTTTAAAATATTTAGATTTATTGAAGAAAAGCCAAAAGATAAAGAAATTCGTGAATATCTACTAAAAGAAAAATTAAATAATTATTTAAGAAAGAATAAAAGTGCCTTAAATGTTTGTAGTGTTCATGAGTTTTCGGAATTATTTAAATTTAATAATAAAAGCTATAGAATAGGTTTAAAAAATAATGATAAAGGTGGAGAAAATTTTCTTTATACTAGCAATACACAGGAATTAATAATAGATATGTTTATCGTTACTCTTGATTATATGGAAAATAATTTAAATGAATTAATAAAAATAAGAAAATTATTAAATAATTTTTTTGAAAAGAAGTAAAAAAAAATAAATAAAAAAGGATGATTTAAACTATGAAAAAATTTGAAAAATATTGGGGAGCGAAAGAAATTGAAGCTTGTGAAATGAATTATGGAGAATATTCGGATTTTAAATATGGAGATAAAAAAATCAATACTGGTCTTCCAGATAATAAAAAAGGTTTTGCTGTTAGATATTCAGATGATTATTTATCATGGAGTCCAGAAGGACCATTTAAAGCTTATAAAAAGATTAATGGAAATTTAACAAGATTAGTACATGAATTATTAACTGAAGAACACACATATATTGAACATGATGAAAATCAATATAATGCTCCTCATAATTATTTAATTAAAAATATTGAAAATGATGATCTTTTATGCGGAATACATTTTCAATGCGGACCAGTTAATGAAAAAGAATTAAATGGCGTTTTTCTGCCTGATATTATTGGAATTTGCATTGACGTTTTAGAAAATTTTCAAAATTCAGAATTTAAATGTAATGAAAATGATATCGCATTAGATGGATTAAAAGCTGCTATTGCGGCTTTAAGATCGAGAACAAACAAAAGAAAAGAAAGGGGTGTTCATGGTACTTATGAAAAGTAAAAAAATAATACTTGATTTTGGCTCTGGTAATACATGTCAAAACAATAAAAGAATAATAAAAAGAATGTATGATGAATTGAAGGCTATTGACAGCGGCAAGTATGAAATAATTATAAAATGGCAATTATTTAAAGTTTGCGGTGCTAATATTCCTTTAACTGAAGAATCATTTAATTATGCTTATGAGTATGGAAATCAATTAGGATATAAGGTAACATCTTCTATCTTTGATAGACCATCATTAGAATTTTTACTTGGTTATGATATTCCATTCGTGAAAATAGCAAATAGAAGAGAATTGGATTATTTAATAGATTTTATACCTGAAGAAATTCCAATATATATTTCTAAAACAAATGATTTAACAATTAAATTCGGAAATAAAAATATATCTGGATTAGGCTGCATAAAAGTTCCAAAAGAACTTGAAGAATTTTGGTGTATAAGCCAATATCCTGCTGATGTTCAAGAATATTTAAAATTAGATATTAAAATTGGGAATAATATTTCAGATCATACAAATAATTTTGCACTGTTCAATAGATTTAAACCTAAAATAATCGAATGGCATTACAAGTTAAAAACTTCGACAGGTTTAGATGCTGGGGAATTTGCAAGAACACCTGATAAATTAAAGGAAGTGTTGTAAGTTGATAATAACTTTAATTCAAGCTAGGTTAAAATCAAATAGACTTCAAGGAAAATGTATAAAAAGTATGGCTGGTCATCCAATGACTAGCTATACAATCGAAGGAGCAAAGCAAAGTAAATTAAATCATTTTACAGGAATAATTTATCCATCTTCAGACAATGCAACTTTTTCAAAGTTATATGCTGATAAATGTTTTTGTTATTCCTATGAGGGAAATGAAGATGATGTATTAAATAGATATTATGCAGCATTAAATTATATACAAAATATTACACAAGAAAATATAACAAATGTTGTAAGAATTACAAGTGACTGCCCAATGTTAGGATTTTATCCAAAAGTAATTGATGAAGTGATATTAAAACATTTATTAAATAATGCAGATTTTACACATAATAGAGGAAAGCAGGGATTACCTAGCGGACTTGATGTGGAAATTATGAAATCTTCTGTTTTAGCATATGTTAATAATGTTGCTGAAGATAAAGAAGATAGGGAACATGTAACAAGATTTATAAAAAATAATCCTAAACAATTTAAAATTTATGAAGTAAATTCCTTTTTTCAAGATTTTGAACATAAATGGAGCGTTGATACATTAGAAGATTTTAAGAGAGTTGAAGATATTATAAAAATTTTAAAAATAAGGAGAAATCATGAAAGATAATATTTATTTGGACATATTAGACATATTTAACTTGGATAAATTAAGAAGATGGCGAAATGAAAATACCAAAAAAGGTATTTATAGAACACCGTATTTACTTACAAGTGATATGCAAATAGATTTTTTGAAAAATGTTATAAATAATAGAAATGTTAATGCCAGATATTGGGGGATATTTAAAGAAGAAGCTGAAGGAGAAAGAGACAGAGATATTGATACTTTTATTGGATATACTGGTCTTGATAAAATTCAGTGGGAAAATGGAAATTCCGAAATAGCTTTAACTATTGGCCCCAAATATATTAGCAAAGGATATGGATCGAAAGTATTAAGTTTAGTTTTAAAAGAAGGTTTTAAAAATATGAGATTACAAAATATTTATGGTGAATGTTATAAATGTAATCCTAATATAGAATTTTGGGAAAAAATGATTAAAAAATATAACGGCTATAGCACAATTTTACCAAGTAGAAAGTTTTTTAATGGATCTTTTTTTAATTCGTTATATTTTAATTTCAATCATTATTATTTTGAAGAAAGAAATAAATAAATTATGAAAATATTAATAGCAACAATAAAAAAATGTCATATAGAAAAAGCTAAATCTTTAGATTATACACACAAAGAATTACAAATAATTACAAAAAAAGATTATTTATTAGAAACTTTAGTTGACTTTAGACCTGATTATGTGTTTTTTATTCATTGGTCATGGTTTATTCCAAAAGAAGTTTATGAAAACTTTAATTGTATATTGTTTCATTGTACGGATTTGCCTTATGGTAGAGGTGGCAGTCCAATTCAAAATCAAATATTAGATAATATAAATCATACTAAAATATCTGCAATTAAGATAATTAAAGATTATGATTCTGGGCCTATTTATCTAAAGGAAAATCTTTGTTTAAATGGAACTTGTGATGAAATATTAATTAGAATTTCAAATATTATTTTTAATAAAATGATTCCTAAAATAATTAAGGAACAATTAAAACCTATAGATCAAATTGGAGAAGCTACAAGTTATACAAGAAATTATAATAATAGAATTGAGAAAGAATTTAATTTAAATAAGATATTTGATTTTATTAGAATGCTTGATGGTGAAGGATATCCAAAAGCATATATTGAATTTGGTAAATATAAAATTGAATTTTCAAGAGCAAGTTTAAAAAATGATCATATAATTGCAGATGTAAAAATTGAAAGGATTATAAAAAATGAAAAATAATGTAATAGCAATTGTGGCGCATCCAGATGATGAATTAATTGGTGTAGGTGGAACACTTATAAAACATATAAAAAATGGAGATAGAGTCTCAGTATTAATTTTAAGTACTGGGATTACTTCAAGATATAGAAATGATGATATGAATATAAATAAAGAAATTCTTCAATTAAGAAAAACATCTGAAGAAGTCGCAAAATTTTTAAATTATAATATTTATTTTGCAAATCTACCGGATCAAAAGTTTGATACAATGCCAATATTAGAAATTATAAAAATCATTGAATCATGGTTATTTTCTATTAAACCAAATATTATTTATACTCATAATTATAGTGATTTAAATATAGATCATAGACTAACTTTTACATCTACAATAACAGCCGCAAGACCATGCAATAATCAAATAAAAGAAATTTATTCTTTTAAAACTTTATCATCTACAGAATGGCAAGCTCCAAGCTTACAAGAATTTAAACCTAACTTTATTAATAATATATCTACGAATATTTTAGATCAAAAAATTGCAGCTTTAAAAATGTATAAAAATGAAATTAAAAAAGCTCCTCATCCTAGAAGTATTGATAAAATTATTAATGAAGCAAGTATAAATGGAAGTATTATTTTAAAAGAATATGCTGAAGTTTTTGAAATTATAAGAATTATAAAAGATTAGGAGAACTATTATGGCAAGAAGAAAAACAGTGACAAAACATGTAAGACCAATTAATTATTTTAAACATGCTTTCTTTTATTCAAATTATTTAAAAGGAAAAAATATTATTATAGTTGGGCCTAGTAATATTTTAGAGGGATCAAAACAAGGAGAGAAAATTGATAATTATGATATTGTTGTAAGACTTAATAATACATTTCCAATAAATCCATTACATGAGGATTATTCACTTATACATGAAGATATTGGAAATAGAACTGATGTATTATATCATACAGGGGCTATTATGAGGTCGTTAAAATGGGCTGCAAATAGATATAATACAGGTAGGATTAAGCTATTAGATAGAGATAAAATAAAATGGATTGTTGCTAAACGTGATCCTGTATATGGTAATGAAAAAGAAAAAAGAGCATTAAATCGATTTGTTTTATTAAATAGAAAATATGTTATAGCAGAAAAGACAAAGGGAATAACTTTAAATACTGTATTTAACTTCTTTGTAAATGATCTAAGAATAAAACTTGATGGAACTGAGCCAAATATGTCTACAATTGCAATTATGCATTTATTAGAATTTAACATTAAATCATTAAGAATATTAGGCTGTGATTTTTATTCTGGTGAATATCATAAAAGTTATTTTATTCCTGATTATTTAGAATGGGATAATTTGAATAAAATATTAATAAGAAAAGACGGACAAAAAAGAAAAACTCCGAAAGTTCCACATGATTATAAAAAACAAATTAAATTTTTACTTAATGTTTTTGAAAATGATAAAAGAGTAATTATTGATAATCAAACAATAGATTTATGGAAGGAGAAATTAAAAGATGAAGAAATATGATATAGAAAAGGGAACATTAGAAAATTGTTTAAAATATTGGGAAAATCCTGATAGAATAAATGAACCAATTACATATAATGCAGAAAATACACTTGAAAGAAGCGAATTATTATTAGAGTTATTTAATGAATTCAAAGTATTAAAAAATTATGAAATTTTTGAGATAGGGTGTAATTGTGGGAGAAATTTAAATTATTTGAGGCAACATGGATATAAATTTTTAACAGGTATTGATATAAATAAAAGAGCTTTAGAACTTCAAAATGAATTATTTCCAAATTTAAAAGCAACTTTAATACACGATTCAATAGAACATAGTATTCCTAATTTTTATGATTTGCAATTTGATGTAATTTTTACTATGGCAGTATTGCAACATATACATATTGAAAGTAATTGGATATTTGATCATATAGCAAGAATAACAGAAGGCTATTTATTTTTAATTGAGCTTGAAGTAAGGGATTATAAAAATATATTTGAAGATAAAGGATTTAAATTAATATATTCTGAAAAATGCAATAATACTAAGCATTTTAAAGAATATAAAATATTTGTTTTTAAAAGGGGTTTATATGATTGATGTAATTTATCTAACTGGAGGAAAAGGAAAAAGAGCAGAATTAGGCTATCCTAAACAATTTGCTAGGTTAAAAGGAAAACCTATTTTTATATATGGATTAGAAACTTTAAGGAAGATTGAAGCTATTGGAAAAATTATAATTCCAAGTGATTTAGATAATTCCAATGTAATAAGATTTCTAACTGAATATAATATTGAAAATAGATATATATGTAAAGCTGGAAAAACTCGTCAAGAATCAGTTTATAATGGTTTAGAACATGTCAAGACAAAAAATGTTCTAATTTGTGAAGCTGTAAGACCTTTTATGTCAATAAATTTAATAAAAAAAGTTATAGAAGCTGATGGCGATTGTGTAACACCTATAGACTTATCAAGTGCCAGTGTAATTGATATATTAGGTAATTCTTATTATAGAAATGATTTTGGGTGTGTTCAAATGCCACAAAAATATGATAATCAAAAGCTTTATAAAATCCATACAGGTATGATTTCTCAAAATTCTACTGATGATATGGACTTAATTTATAAATTTCAAAAAATATCTGGTGAAGTTCCTTTTAAAAGAAAAATAATTTTTCATGGGGAAAGAGAAAATATTAAAATTACTTATCCTATTGATCTTAAGATTGCCGAAGCGATCTTAAATTATAAGGAGGGTAATAAAATTGAGTAATATTATAATAACTGGTAGTAGTAGAGGAATTGGAGCAGCCACAGCCAAGGAATGGTGTAAAAGAGGCGAAAAAAATCTATATTATCAAATATCAAGATGGAGTGATTTTGACATATCAGATTTTAAGCAATTTGAAGAATTTATGAAAGATTTTTATAATTTTTCTGAAGAATATTATCCTATTGCTCTTATAAATAATGCTGCTATTGCTGTACAAGGAAGCATTTTGGAAACTGATATGAATATAGTTGAAAAACAATTTAATATTAATTTCAATGCTATAGTTAATACAACAAAAGAATATACAAAATTTTGTATTAATAAAAAAATAAAAGGAAAAATTGTAAACATTGCTTCAACTGCTGGTCTAGGAGCAAGACCGGGTCGGGCAATTTATGCAGCAACAAAAGCAGCTTTAATTAATTTTAGTTTATCAATGTCAGAAGAATTAAAACCATATGGCATAAAAATTTATATTGTATGCCCTGGGGCAGTCAATACAGATATGAGACATGAATTAGAGCCTGACGATGATTTTAAAAATATGCTGCAACCTCATGAAGTAGGCAAGTTTATTTGTAATTTAATAGAAAGTGATAATTTGCTTAATGGACAAATATTGGAGGTAAAAAAATAATGTTAGTAAATATTTTAAATAGAGTTCATTATCCAATAATAATTGATAAATATAGATTTGAACCTTTTGAAGAAACTACAATTAGAATTGATTCAAATTGTATATTTAGAGAAATAAGAAGCAATAGAGGATTAAGAGTAGACAAGCTCGATAATCAGGCATATATAAAAAGACATGGACTTAAAAAGGGAAATAAAATAAATTTTGTTTATGATAATATGAGCCAACATGCTGGCGAAGCTTATGTTAATGCAATAGAAGCTTTATCAAATCCAATAATGAAACATCTTCCTGAAAAAGATATTGGATATTCAAAAATACCATTAACTAGAATGAACATTAGATTTTTCAATTCCGCAAGAATTAACGAACAGGGAAAAATTCCAGTTGGCCCAAATGATATATTTTTTAGTCATGGAATTGGCGATAAAAATTATTGGAAAGGAAGTAAAATTGCCGACTATAAATATGCTTTTGTGACTGGTCCAGCATGGGAAAAAAGGATGAGAAATACAGGATATAAAGGAGAAATATTTGTCTGTGGATATACTAAATTAGATCCATTGATTAATATTGATAAGAATTCAATTAAAAAGAATTCTAAACCTAAAATTCTATGGGCTCCTACTCATGGATATCATTCAAAAAATAAAGGTAGATCAAGTTATCCAGCATTTTCAAGATATTTAGATCAAATTCCAAAAGATTATGATTTAGTAACAAGTTTACATCCAACAAGTAAAATGCACAACAATGAAAAACAATTACCGACAACAAACGAATTATTAGAAGCCGATATTATTATAGCAGACGCAGGATCAACTTTATACGAAGCATGGATATTAGGAAAACCTGTAATTTTCCCTGATTGGATTTGTGCAAAAGATACAATGAATCATTTCAAAACTGATCCAGCAAATTTTGAATATCAAATTTATTCTAAAAAAATTGGTTATCATGCAAGTAGCATGGAACATTTAATCAAATTGATTGATATTGCTTTATCTGATGGAATGAAAGATTTAGAAAAAGAATTTATAGAGAAAATTTATCCAACCAACTTAAGAGGCAAAGCAGGAGAGACCGCAGCAAAACAAATATTAGAATTAGCTAACAGGTTAAAAGTATGACTAGCATTGAATTATCAGAGAAATTAAAAATATCTCATAAGACAATAATTTATTGTTTAAAGAAATATAAAAATGATTTTATACAATTTGGTAATATGAATTCTTGCATATTAAGATATGGAAAAGGCACAAAAGGAGGAAGACCATTAGAATTTTTTAATCTAAACTATAAGCAAATAGATTTATTAATTCTTTATCTATCTCCTAATAACAATACCATAAGACAATATAAACAGAAATATATTGACAAATGATATAAATAATATAAAATAAAAGCATTAAAAATAAAAAAAATTGTGTTGCCTATTATTTTATTTTTTTTAAACTGCACGTAAAAAAAAGAGTGATGATGACCTCTTTTTTCCTTGAAAATAATAATACAAAATAAAAAAGGGTTAATATTACCCTTTTTTATTTTTATGTTCTTGTATTTTTTCTTTTAATATCATCTTTATATAACTAGCTGTAGGCAAGCCTTTATTTTTTGCTAGAATTTCAATCTCTTCTTTAAATTTTTTTTCTATGCAAAAATGTATATATTTTTTTTTATCTTTTTTATTATTCAACTTTTCACCTCATCCCAATTTTTTACCACAAAGAGGGCAATAACCAACATTCGCCATTGTAGTAAAAAAATTATCAGTTTTTTCATAACGAATATCTAAACAATCGCTATGGAAATGTGACTTACAATTAGTACAATAAAAAGAAGGATCGCCACATAATATCTTATTATTTATTCCTTTTCCACAGTTTTTAGCCGCACAATATATTTCTTTTTCTTCTCTCATAAGTTTAAAGCTCCTTTTTTAATTGATTTATTCTATAATAACATAATAGCAACATAAATACAATATAAAATGTTGCGTTTATGTTGCTATTATGTTATACTCTTCTTATTAACTCGAATTCGATATAATTAAATTGGAGGTGCAATATGGAACTATTTACTTTAGAACAAATTAATTTAAATGTCGCCCTTGAAGAAATGATTCTTGATTATAAGAGCGAATTATTTAAAACAGGCAAGAAAAAAAATATCTATGATTATAGAGTCAAATTATATAAAAATAATATAAATAAATTTGAAAAATATAAAACAAATAGTAAATCAAAGGAACTGGAAATTAGAGCCGAATTATATCTTAAAACTTGTGAACAAATGATCGAGAAAAGCAGCAATCATTTAAACGAAATAATAAATGAGATAAGAGAAAAAGAAGAATTTCTAAAATATGAAATATGGAATTTATTATTTGAAGCTATTACTAATGGATTTATTAATGATAATACTATTTTAAAGAAGAATAATTATCTTATTTATACATTGCCTTCAGCAAAAATATATTTTAAAAAAATAGAAATTATAATTGAAGATGAAGAAGAATTATATAATTTTCTATCAAAAGATATTGATTTAAAGAAAGATTATATTGATAAAAATAATAAAATTTTATTTGATTTATTAAAAAATAATTTATCAATCTCAGAAGATGGAACTATTTCAGATATGAATGGAGTTATTTTCTCTGGCTTATCAACAAGTGATCCAGAGGTTAAACTCGAATTAAATCAAAACAAAGATTAAGGAGAATATATCATGAATAAGACTAGTATTCACATTGAACATCAAAAAAAACAAAGAAAAATTTATACTCAGGCTCAAAAAGATCAAATAAGAAACAATTTGGAAAAAATATTGATTTATTATGGTGCTAAAGAAGGGAAATATAATTGGCAATGTATACCTTATAGACATAATAAACCAGACAATGATCTATCAATAAATGGTAACGTTTGTTGTTGTCATTGTGGTATTAAAGGTGATGCATTTAATGTTATAGCTGAATTAGAAGGCTATGATATTAAAAAAGATTTCACTTTAATAATAGAAAAGGGAATTGAAATAGTAGGGTGTCAAAACCCTACTATTAACTATACCTATTCTAAAACTAAAAGAAATAAAAGCAATAAAAACAATGAATCTACTAAAGAAAAAGAATTTAAAAATGTTAATCATAATCTAACTGATATTATACTACAATATTTCTCTTTATCAAAAAAATATTATTATTTTTATAGAAGAAATATTAAAAATGATAAGTTGTTAAAACATTATAAAATAATTTGTGATGATCCAAGAAAAATTTTTCCAAAAGAATTATTACCACAAGTCTATAACTTATGGAGTTATCAAAACATAATTCCCATTTGGGAAAATAAAAGGGTAGTAAATGTCATTCTAAGAAGGGATGACTATTTAAATAAAAAAAATAAAAAGACTTTAAATCTAAAAGGACTTCCTTTAAAAATTTGGAATGCTGGTTATATTAGGCATTCACATAAGAATGACATATTCTTTATAACAGAGGGCATTTTCGATGCTCTATCTTTTGAATGTATAGATTGTAAAGGAATAGCTTTGAATTCCATAACAATGGTTAATAAATTCTTAGATATTATTAAAGAATTTATTGATCAATTAAAAGAAAATCAAGTTAAGTTTTTCATCTGTTTTGACAACGATCCAAGAAATCCAGAAAAGCCGAATAAAAAAATGCCTTCTGAAATAGCTAGGGAATCGCTTGATGAAGGTTTAAGGACTCTTGGATTAAAGAGTGTAATTTTAAAATTAAATAAATATAAAGATGTAAATGAATTCTATATGAATAATTCATTTACATTCAAAGAAGAAATTTACAAAGCTATAAAATTTATAGAAAGTCGAGATAATTAAATGAAACTATCTAAAAAAATTTATTTATTAGAAGATGATAAAAGGTGTTTAGAAATTAATTATAGGAATATAAAAGTAAAAATATACGATAATCAAAGATATCTTATAGAATATATTTTAGATCAAACCAATAAGAATAATAATTCTAATCAAATATATAGTTTTTTATATGATTTTAACGATTTATATAATCTATGTAATAGAAATAATTTTTATATTTATGCTTTTGCATATCAAAACAAAAATTTTATTAAATTAGAAATGTTCGAAAAATGGAAAAGATTAGGAATCATTTTTCAAAATAAAAGAAATATTATATAAAAACGTCAATTAAATACACATAAAAATAACAAACAAACATGTTTTTTATTCTACGTAGAATAAATATAACATGTTTGTTTTTTTTTGTCATGTAGGATATAATTGAATTAGCCGACGGGCGTAAACGGAATATAAAGTCGACAGACTATAAATCGGAGGAGTTATGATTTTAAGAAAATTCAAAAGATTTAAGAAAATATTGTTTACTAGTTTTTTATTTCCAATAGTTCCAATCATAAGCGTAGAAGGTGAAGGAGAAGGCGGAGAAAATTCAGATAATACAGATGGAGAAAATTCAAATGCCGATGAAAATGGCGAAAATAGAGAAGATGGAAATAATACAAGTGGGCAAGTAGTTTTTAAATCACAAGCTGATCTTGATAATCTTTTAAAAAGTAGGATTAATAAGGCTATTAAGAAAACTAGAGAAGAACTTGAAGCTGAAAAGAAAAAAGAAAGTTTAAGTGAGCTTGAAAGACTTAAATTAGAAAAAGAAGAAAGTGACCAAAAATTGATTGAAGCAACAAACAGATCAAATCAGTTTTTAATTCAATCAAAAGTTGTTAGTATTGCAAGTAAATTAAAAATTAGAGACCCCGAAGCTGCTTATATTTTAATGAACAAAGATGATATATCCATTGATGACAATGGAAAAGTTCTTGGAATCGAAAATTCGTTGAAAGCATTAATTAAAGAAAAACCTTATTTATTAGATTCTGGCAATGATAGTAATAATCAAGACCCTCAATCGGGTGGAGATGATCAAAACGCTGGATCAAATAAACCAAATGGAAATAGTGTAGATATGAATTTTTTGATAAGAAGAAAAGCTGGATATATTGATTAGTTGATTAAGTAGTTTTAGGGATATAAGGAGGAAGTTTCATGGCTACCTATATTCCAAGAGCTGGTGTTGAAGCTCTTATGCCTGAAGATGTACAACGTGAAATAGTTCAAAGTGTTCCCGAAAATTCGGCAGTTATGACATATGCGAGAAGAGGTCCAAATATGTCAAGGGCCCAAAAGAGAATTCCTTGTTTATCAGTTCTACCGACTGCATATTTTTCAAATCCGGGACCGGGAAGTAAAGAAGAAGATCAACAATGGAAAAGATTATCTAAATTAATGTGGGAAAATAAATACATTGATGCAGAGGAATTAAACGTCATTGTTCCAATTCCAATTGCAGTTTTAGACGATGCTGACTATGATATTTGGGCAGAAAGTAAACCTAAATTAATAGAAGCTTTCGGAATTGCTTTTGATCAAGCTGTATTCTATGGGATTAATGCTCCCAAAATATGGCCCGATAATATTGTTATGGCTGCTACCGCTGCTGGAAATTTTGTACCTAAAGGAAGTATCATAAATCCAAATACAAATAAAAGCGATATATATGAAGATATAATGGGCGATGGTGGTGTAATAGCAAAAGTTGAAGAAGATGGATTCATGGTTGATGGTCATGTATGCAGTATGACAATGAGATCAAAATTTAGATCATTAAGAGCCACAGATGGAATTCCTATCTTTAAATCTTTAAACAAAGAAGGAGTACAAGGAAGTAGTACTTATTATCTTGATGGTGAGCCTTGCGTATTTCCTAGAAATGGAGCTATAATTCCAAATAGGTCATTAATGATTTCTGGCGAATGGAAACAATTAATGTATGCAATTAGAAAAGATATCATGTGGACAATTTTGACGGAAGCAGTTATTCAAGACCCTACCACAAAAGAAATTGTATTCAACTTAGCACAACAAAACATGATTGCGTTAAGAGCGTCTATGAGATTAGGATGGCAAGTACCAAATCCTATAAATCGTCTTAACGAAATTGAAGAAACAAGATATCCATTTTCTGTATATGGTGAAGCCGTAAGTTAAGTTAGGAAGTGATAAAAATTTTTACATCAAATGTTGAATTTATTAAGGAAAGATATTATAAAGGGAAATTATATAAAATAGGTGATGTAGTTAAAATGGATCAAAGTGATGCAACCGCATATTTAAATCAAAATGCAGTAAAATATCATGTTAAAACAGCAACAAAAGTTCCATTAGAAAAGAAATCCTACAAAGAATTACAAGATATTTGTAAGAATAATAATCTCCCTGCAGTTGGCAAAAAAGAAGATTTAATTACTTCTTTAAATGAAAAAGGAATTAATTGATGAGGTGATTTAATGCCTTATACTGTAAATAATTATCCTGATAGAATTAAAGCATTGCCAGCACAAGCGAAAAAAATTTGGGTAGCTGCTTTTAATAATGCATTCAAAGAATATAATAGCAATGAAAAAAGAGCTAACCAAACAGCTTGGGCGGCAGTTGAGAAAGCTGGATATAAGAAAGACAATGCTGGGCAGTGGAAGAGGTGGGCATAATGGCATATATTACAAGTTCAGAATATGCAACACTAACAGGACGAGATTCGTCCGAAGCAACAACAATAAGAATAAGACTTGCCTCAAAACTGTTAGATGATAGAATAGGAAACTATGGAATTTACAAAAACGGATATAAGATTGATACAAGTAAATCGACTTGGTATGTATCACCTTGTTTGTTATCTGATGATTATAATTATGTTAATGTTTCTAATAC